GTGAAGGCGATTGCGATGTTGCGCCAGATTTCCGGCTCGTTGTTCATCAGCCACTTGCAGCCAGCCGCGTCAGCTTCGACCTTCATTTTGATCGGGTGCAGCGCAGACGGACACTTGTCCAAAACCATCTGCCACCTCTTGTCATCAACCTTCCGCGTGACCGGCTGGGTCAGCGTCACCTTGTGGTCGTCCAGGGTGTGGGTGATTGAGCCCTCGTCCTTGACCTCAAGGGCTTGGGTAATTTGGTCCTCGATGGTGTATCTGAGGTCCTTTGCGGCATCTTCTGCCGCCTTGGCTTCAAGCCAATCGCGCGCAAGCGCGTCGATGTTCGTTAGCATCATCTCATTCCTTCTTCTTCCAACGCCTTGACCATTCGCACAAGAAAGTGCAGATTGCAAGCGCGAACTTTAACTGGGAGAATAAAAATGTTGAGCATCACAGAGATTCGGGACCGTCTGGCCGACCGCCGGCTCACCATTGTTGCGGAGAAATCGGGCCTGTCCTACCCCACCGTCAAGCGCGTTGCAGACGGCGACGAGGGCATTACCCTCGCCACCCTGCGCAAGCTATCGGCCTACTTTACGACTCCGGTTGTATCATCCGATGGATGATTGACGGGCGGCCCTTGCCGCTTTCTGTTTTGGAAACCATCCGTTCGATCGGGTAGTCTGTGCAGACCATCTGCAGCAGGCCGTCCCGTTCGTGCTTTTTCTGGTTGCCCAGCTTTGGCACGCTCAGAATCAATTCCCGCATCGTCAGCCCAACCGATCCGGATGCCATGATTGCGTCCGCCACCTTCTTGCGAAGGCCGTCCGTCTCGCCTTCGGCCAGGTGCAGGTGCATCGCGTCCACCGTCTGCTTGGCGTAGAAATCAACGTAATCAATCGCCCACTGCGCAGCGGCTTCGGTGATTTCCTTATCGCCCAGGCTGTGGGCCACGATCAAACTCAGCCGCATGGCAATCTCTCGCGTGCGGTTGAGCATGTCGGCCGCAACGGGTGTGGTGGAGTCCTGCCAATCGTTCAGCCTTTTCTCGTAGGCCCTGAACAGGTCTTGGGCGGGCTTGCTGAACGAAACCAAGATCGGCTCCGGCGGGAACTCAGGGCCATGCCCCTGCAGATCGCCAGCCTCATCAGCGCAGGCGGATGCCGCGGCCCTGACCCAATCCACAACGCTCTTGGGCGGCTCAACCATCGCCGGAACGCGGGACATTTCCCGCTTCCGTTTGCTCTCAACAATCAGAAACCGGTTCAGGAACCCGCTGGCCACGTCCTTGGACCCGATCGCCTCGTAAAACGTCTCGGGCGTGGTCATGCCCAAAACCGTGACAGACGGTGATTTGATTTCGATGTTCAGGGACTTCTTTTGCCCCTCGGTCATCTGCATCGTGGCGTAGCCTACGTTGCGCAGCGTCTTGTTCTGCCGGCCAAAAGCCTGCATCAGCATCGTCAGCGCGTCTTTCTTGTGCTGGTTGCCGTTCGCCCCTGCCGAGGCTAGCATGGCGCCAAACTCGTCAATCACCGCAATGTGCGTGGGCTTGTCCCGCAACGATGACAAAACGCCGGCCGACGAGGTGTAGCCGTTCGGGCCCACCAAGTTATGCGCCCCAGCCGCCTCAAGGAAATCCTCAATCACCGTGTTGGCGTGCTCCTTGCCGGATCCGGTCTTGCCGATGTTGAGAAAATACAGCCCGGTCATATTCCGGTGGCAGGTCGTAAAGCGCCGACCCATCGCAACCGACCCAAGCGCCAGTGCCGTTTGCACGTCAAATTGCGGCTGGCGCTTGATGCAGGTCTTTGCCGAAAAGGTCACGGCGTCCCCCAGAACGCCTGGCACGCTCAGCAGGTGCTTGGGTATGGCGTCGTCCTCACCATCCTCCGGCTTTTTGCGGATGGCCTCCCAGACCGCCGCTCCGTGCCGTATGGCCTCGCGGTCTTCCTCGGTCGGGCCCGAGGGCAGCGAACTCAGCTGCAGCATGTCCGCCGCCGCCTTTACTGCCGCCGAGGCGTTGCCCATGTGCTGGTATTGGCAGAACACCTCAAAGGCATCGAAGCTGTGCGCCGGGTCAAACGGATCGCTCGCGTGGTGGCTGTAAGCGCGGCCGTCATCGAACAGAATCACGCCCGGAATGCGGCTCGTGCTGTTCGGGCTAAGCCAGCGTGCCCCGTAACGGCGGTAACCAGCCTCTTCTAGGGCCGAGGTGATGGAAACGGCATCGTTGTATGCCCCGATGACGCTTGCCCCCTCAGTGCCGATTTTTCGGCTCTTGGCAGCGGGCGGGCGAAACTCAGGCGTTCTGATCCACGGGCAAACGCTCATCATCTGCGGGCGAAACCGATCCCACTCGCGCCACATCATCAAAAGTTGATCGGGAATCTCCGGCGGGCTGTGCCAATCAGCCCCGGCCCAGGTGTAAGGATTGCCCGTGTCCGGGTGAATCGAGGGCGGTAGCACGTCCTGCACCGAGCCCGCGCGCAGTTCAAACACCACCTCGGTCTTGCGCGGATCGCCATCCACCGGCCAGCTGATCTTGCGCGTGGTCAGCATTTCCCCGGCAGGAGCACGAAACAAAACCTTGCCCCGATCCGGGCGCCCAACAATCCGCGGGGCCGACGCAAGGATTGCGTCAAGGTCGATGTTCATGGCCTCCATGATCATCCGCGTGTTGGCCATGTGGTCAATGTCCAGCGCAACCGTGCCGCTCAGACTGTGCAGCACCCCGATGTTGTGGGTCGGGTGATCCGCCCAGTGCGATGGGCTGGTGGGCTGGGTCGACCAGCCAAATGTCGTTGGGGCCTTGCTGCCAGCCGGAATGGCAACAAGCGCCCATCCAGCATCCGCATAGGCCAAAGCCATGGCGTGCGTGTCACTCATGGCCTTCAACCTCGGCCAGCACATCCCGGAACGCACTCTCAAGGAACTTCCAGTCGCCAAGCGTGCTCGTGGGCCCACCGTCAACGGTCAGGCTTGCGCGCCACTTCTGCTTGGCCGGAAGCCACTCAAGGGCAACCACGGCCTTCTTGTCGGGATGGGGCGGAGCGTGTAAAAGCCTCTTCATCGAAGCGATCCTCTTCCAGGTTGGGTTTCGATCACGGGCCAGGCTGTTTGCGCAGCGCTGGCCCAAATTCATCCATAGGTCAAAGTTCGTGGCCGGGCAAGCGACAAAGGGTTTGAACTTAGTCGGGCCCGAAAATCTCGGACCCCGAATTTTGCAGGTTTAGTAAAATTTAATGGCTGACGATCAAACAAGGTCGACCGCAGAACCCCAGTGAAACAAGGGGTCTGAGGCCTCTCTATATATTAAGGGGTTTTTTCTTTCTAAACTATAAGAGGGTAGGCAGTCACTTCCTACCGTGAGGGTCCCTAGAGGGTTCCCGGTTTTTATGATTAATGACCGCCCTTGACGCGCCCCACCAAGCGCAGGCATGTTGGGGCATGCGACCTCCCTCGCGGCACCTCAGCCCAGGCCCAAACGCCTGGGCGCCCTTTTCCCCCGGATGAGAACCACTCCCATGAACAGGTCCGAGATCCTCGATACTGCGAAGGCCTACATCACCGTCGATAGGGCGGCCGTACACGGCAACGCCGAGAATACCTTTGGCGAGATAGCGCAGGCGTGGAACTGGTGGCTGGGCGGCCGCCTCAGCGCGCCTGTGACGGCATACGATGTCGGGATGATGATGGCCCTGTTCAAACTGGCCAGAGCGAAGGGCAATCCAAGCCACATGGACTCGATTGTAGACGGAGCAGGCTACCTCGCTCTGGCCGGCGAAATGGCACCCTCGACTGCCTGACCGATTTCCTGTAAGGTGCAAACTCAATCCACCGGCCGCATGGTCGAGATGAGAGGCTAACGTGAGCAACCCGCCCCATAAGCCAACCGACGAAACGCGTGCCGAGGTAGCGGCACTTGCATCCTTCGGCGTGACGCAAGAAGACATCGGCGCATACATCGGGATTTCGCATGTCACGCTGCGCAAGCATTACGAAACGGAACTAAACGTTTCGGCCATAAAAGCCAACGCCACAGTCGGGAAATACCTGTTCAGCCTTGCCAGCGGGCAGGCGATCGCCACGGGCGCAACGCACGGCGACTGCAAGGCCGCAGCCATGTTCTGGATGAAGACCCGCGCTGGCTGGCGTGAAAAGCAGGATGTCAACCTGACCAGCAACGATGGCCCGCTGACCATCCACTGGAAAAATGCCGACAATTGAAATCCCCTACGCGCCGCGCAAGCAGCTTCAGCCGTTCCACGATCGGAAGGAGCGGTTTGCCTGCATTGTGGCCCATCGCCGGTTCGGGAAGACCGTAGGCGCGATCAACGACCTGATCCGGGCCGCCATCACGACGCCCCGCGAGAACGTGCGCTGCGGCTACATCGCGCCCTACTACAACCAGGCCAAGGCGATTAGCTGGGATTACATCAAGCAGTTCACCGCGCCGATCCCCGGCATGTCCTACAACGAAAGCGAACTGCGGGCCGACTTCCCGAACGGTGCGCGCTTGCGGCTGTTCGGCGCTGACAACTACGATTCCATGCGCGGCCTGTATTTCGATGATGTTGTGCTGGACGAGCCCGCGGACTTCCCGGCGAACGCCTGGCCGACCGTCATCCGCCCCGCGCTGGCCGATCGGCAGGGTCGGGCGACGTTCATCGGAACGCCGAAGGGCAAGAACGAGTTCTGGGAAATCTACGACAAGGCCACGCGCGACGACAACTGGTTCACGCTCGTCTTGCCGGCGTCCGAGACGTTCGTCATCCCGCAGATCGAACTTAACGACGCGCTGAAGACCATCGGCCCGGATCGGTATGACCAGGAGTTCGAATGCAGCTTTGAAGCGGCCATCATCGGGGCCTACTACGGCAAGGAGATGAAGGAGATGACTGCCGGTGGCCGGATCAGGAACATCATCCCCGAGCCGCAGGTTGGCGTTGTGACGGCATGGGATCTCGGGATGGACGACTCCACCTCAATCATCTTCGCCCAATTCGTCAACAACGAAGTCCGCATCATCGACCATATCGAGGACAGCGGCCACGGGCTGGCCCACTACGCGCGCCTGCTGTCCGAAAGGCCGTACACCTACCTGGCGCACGTCCTGCCGCATGACGCCCGTGTGCGCGAACTGGGCAGCGGTTTGTCGCGCGTTGAGACGCTTGAGGGCCTTGGCTTGCGGAACATCACGATTGCCCCGAACATCCCGATCGAGGACGGCATCCAGGCTGTGCGCAACGGGCTGGCGCGCACGTTCATCGACAGCAAGCTGA